GTAAAGACTCGATTCTCGGCATTGGAGATCATGGCTGTAACCGCCCTTGCAAACATCACCAACTCGGTTGTAAATACCGGCAAACAGATGCTCCACTCCTTGACAATTGAACCTATCAGTCAGGGTTTTGAGGAATACGAGCTGAAGATGGGGTCGATTCAGACCATCATGATGAGTACCGGTGCCTCTCTTGAAGAAGTTAATAAGTACCTCCAGGAATTGAATACATACTCGGATAAGACTATTTACTCTTTCCAGGATATGACCTCCAATATTGGTAAATTTACCAACGCGGGTGTCGGTCTTGAGGATGCAGTAATGGCTATTCAGGGTGTGTCGAATGTTGCTGCCGTTTCCGGAGCCAATGCAAATGAGGCATCCCGTGCCATGTACAACTTTGCGCAGGCTTTGTCCGCCGGTTATGTCAAGTTAATCGACTGGAAATCTATCGAGAATGCTAACATGGCAACTGTTGAATTTAAGACACAGCTTCTTGAATCGGCTGTTGCCTGCGGCACCTTGACTAAAACTGCCGATGGTATGTATAAGACGGTCAAGGGTAATGTCATTGATGCTACACATGGGTTCAATGATTCTTTGCAGGATCAGTGGATGACCACGGAAGCTCTGGTCGGCACTCTTCGTAATTATGCGGATGAAACGACTGAAATCGGTGCTAAAGCATTAGCTGCTGCACAGGATGTTAAGACATTCACTCAGTTGATGGACACTCTCAAGGAAGCTGTAGGTTCAGGATGGGCGAACACATGGGAAATTCTGTTCGGTGATTTTGAGGAAGCCAAAGAGCTTTGGACTGGACTCAGTCAGGTTATCGGTGGATTTATCGATGCCCAAGCAGATGCTCGCAATGAGATGTTGCAAGGGTGGAAAGATCTTGGCGGAAGAACCAAACTGATCGAAGCACTTAAAAATGCTTTTGAAGGCGTTCAGAGTGTTATCAAACCGATCTATGAGGCATTCCGTGAGATATTTCCTCCTACCACAGCCAAGCAGCTTTATGATATCACTGAAAATCTGCGAAAATTCACAGCGAATTTGAAACTCAGTGATACTGCTTCGGCAAATTTGAAGTCCACTTTCAAGGGTTTGTTTGCGATCTTGGATATCGTTAAGCAAGCCTTTTCTGCTATATTTACAGCAATCAAACCGTTGTTCGGCGGGCTTGGAACACTCGGAGATGGAATTCTTGGTTTCACTGGCGGGGTTGGCAATGCTATCGTGGCATTTGATGAGTTTATCAAAACCAGCGGAGCATTCCAGAAAGTCGGTGAGGGTATTGCTATGGTCATTCAGACAATTATGACCGCTTTATCGACGCTGAAGAATAAGATCAAAGAGAAATTCGAATCTGCCAATTTTGAAGTGTTTCATTCTCTGCTTGAGCGAATTCATGAGAGAATGGCGCAGGTCGGAGAAGCAGCCGGTGAGATGAAATCCGGCGTTATCGTCGCCTTTGAGGTCATTGGCGAAACTCTAGCTAATTGCCAGTTTGTTCAGCTTCTCTCTGCCGTATGGAATGCTGTTAAGACAATCGGAAGTGGTATCGTTAAAATCCTTGGCGAACTCGGCAGTTCCTTAGCAAAGAATCTTGGTGAAGCCAATTTCAGCGGAATCATCGATCTGCTGAATGGTATCTCGTTCGGTGCTATTGCTGTCGGCATCACGAAGTTTGTCGGTACATTCCGAAAAGCTATTGAAGATATCGGCAGTTTCAAGGAATCCTTTATCGGAATTCTTGACAGTGTTCGAGGATGCTTTGAAGCTTACCAGAATCAGTTGCAGGCAGGTACATTGCTGAAAATTGCATCAGCTATTGCCATTCTCACAGCATCCTTAATTGCACTCAGTCTTGTAGACAGCGAAAAGCTGAATGTGGCTCTTGGAGCAATCACTGTGTTGTTTGCCGATCTTCTCGCTTCTATGGCAGTGTTTAACAAGATCAGTGGTCAGGTAACTGGTGTGGTGAAGAGTGTAACGGCTATGCTCGGTATTGCTACGGCGGTGCTTATTTTGGCGAGTGCACTTAAAAAGATCGCAGATCTGGACGCAAAACAGCTTACCACCGGCCTCATTGGTGTTGCGGGTTTGACCACTATGATGGTTGCCGCGGCCAAAGCTATGAGTTCCAACAGTAAAGCTATTATCAAGGGTGCTACTCAAATGGTGATCTTTGCAGCCGCAATCAAGATTCTTGCTTCTGTTTGCGAGCAACTTGCTAAATTGGACTGGAACCAGCTTGCGAAAGGTCTTGTCGGCGTTGGTGTGTTGCTTGCCGAGGTTTCTCTGTTCCTGAGAACCGCAAAATTCAGCGGCAAATCCATTACTACGGCTACAGGCATCGTGATTCTTTCGGCAGCAATCAAGGTGTTGGCATCTGCCTGCAAAGATTTCGGCGAAATGAAATGGGAAGACATCGGTAAGGGGCTTGCCTCCATTGCCGTCCTTCTTGCCGAGATCACTGCATTCACAAAACTTACCGGAAATGCTCAAAATGTCATTTCTACTGGTGTGGCGTTAATTGCCATTGCCGCCGCTATGAAAATCCTTGCCTCTGCGGTTAAGGACTTCTCAACCATGCAGTGGGATGAGATTGCTCGTGGTCTGACTGCTATGGCTGGCGCACTTGCTGCGATCACTGTAGCGGTTAAATTCATGCCGAATAATATGGCTGGCATCGGCGCCGGTTTGGTGATCGTTGCTGCGGCACTCGTCGTCCTTTCGACTGCTCTTGAGAAGATGGGAAATCTGAGTTGGGAGCAGGTAGCAAAAGGACTTATTACCCTTGGCGGCGCAATGGCCATTCTTGCAATCGGTCTGAATGCCATGACAGGCACTCTTGCAGGTTCTGCGGCGCTTCTTGTTGCTGCAAGTGCCCTCTTGGTGCTTACTCCGGTACTAACTATTCTCGGCGCCATGAGTTGGAGTTCCATCGTGAAAGGTCTCGTTACCCTGGCAGGTGCATTTGCTATCCTCGGTGTTGCAGGCGCTGTACTCACTCCCCTGGTTCCTTCCATTCTCGCTTTGAGTGGCTCGCTGGCACTAATCGGGGTAGCAGTTGTCGGTATTGGTGCAGGGCTTGCTCTGGCGGGTGCCGGTCTATCTGCTTTGGCAGTAGGCTTGACGGCTCTTGCAGCGGCAGGAACCGCTGGCGCTACAGCCATCGTCGCTTCTTTGACTGTTATTATCACAGGCGTAGCAGGGCTTATTCCCGCTATAGTAGCAAAGATCGGCGAGGCAATTGTCGAATTCTGCAAAGTTATCGCTGATAGTGCAGGAGCCATTGGAGAAGCAGTCAAGGCGGTTATTCTTATGCTGGTGGATGTACTTGTTGAGTGCGTTCCCGCTATCGCTGATGGGGCATTGAAGCTCATTGCAGGTGTTCTTGAAGCATTAGTAGAATATACCCCGTCTATCGTCGATTCTATTTTTCAGTTTCTTATTGCCGTACTTGAGGGTGTAGCTAAGAATCTTCCCAGTCTGATTCAGGCTGCTGTTGATGTATTGATGGCATTCTTCTCCGGCATTGTTGATGCACTTAAGGGTATCGATACAGAAACTCTTCTTCAAGGAATTGTCGGTATTGGTCTGCTTGCAGCAATCATGGCTGCCTTGAGTGCAGTAGCAGCTCTTGTTCCTGGTGCCATGCTGGGTGTTCTCGGTATGGGTGCTGTCATCGCTGAACTCGCTCTTGTTCTTGCTGCGGTCGGTGCTTTGGCGCAAATTCCGGGCTTGAATTGGCTTATCAACGAAGGCGGTAATTTGCTCCAGGGAATTGGTACGGCGATCGGTAAGTTTGTTGGCGGTATCGTCGGCGGCTTTATGAGTGGCGTGTCCAGTCAATTCCCGCAAATCGGCTCCGATCTTTCCGGTTTCATGACCAATGTTCAGCCGTTCCTTGACGGTGCGGCTTCTATAGATCCGGCTATGCTGGACGGCGTTAAGGCTCTTGCAGAAACAATTCTTATCCTGACAGCCGCAAATATTTTGGATGGACTGACCTCGTGGTTCACCGGCGGAAGTTCGCTCTCCGGCTTTGCTGAAGAGATGGTTCCGTTTGGAAAAGCTATGAAACAGTTCTCTGATGAAATCAGCGGCATTGATGGAGAAGCAGTTTCCAATGCTGCAATCGCAGGTAAGACTCTTGCAGAGATGGCTGATACACTTCCCAATACTGGCGGTGTCGTTGGTTTCTTTGCCGGAGAGAATGACATGAATGCATTCGGTGAACAGCTTATTCCATTTGGTCGTGCCATGCGTAACTTTGCAAACGAAGTCGCCGGAATTGACGCCAGTGTTATCACTGAAGCGGCTACCGCTGGTAAAGCACTTGCAGAGATGGCAAGCACTGTTCCGAATAGTGGCGGTGTTGTCGGCTTCTTCGCCGGAGAGAACGATATGGACGATTTCGGAGAACAGCTGGTTCCGTTCGGCAGAGCAATGAAGAATTTCTCTGACGCCGTTTCCGGACTAAAAGCCGATGTCATTCAAAATAGCGTTACCGCAGGTCAGGCTTTGCTTGAACTTGCAAATACGGTGCCGAATACTGGCGGCGTTGTATCCTGGTTTACGGGAGATAATGACCTTGAAACCTTTGGCGAACAGCTCGTTCCGTTTGGTACTGCGATGAAGAACTATTCTTTGGCTGTTACGGGATTGGACGCATCTGTCGTCACAAACTCTGCAAATGCGGCTAAAGCTCTGGTCGAGCTTTCAAACAATTTGCCGAATAGCGGTGGTATCGTATCTTGGTTTACGGGCGACAACGATATTGCAAGTTTCGGCGAGCAGTTGGTGTCCTTCGGTCAGTCATTTGCTGCGTACTATAACAGCGTCAGCGGAGTGGATGTGGCTAAGTTAAGCGGGGTAGTTGTTGAGTTCAGAAACCTTGTGGACTTGGCAAACGGCATTAAGAGCGTTGATACAAGTGGAATGTCTACATTTGCTCAGAATCTTACGAATTTGGGTAATGCGGGAATCGACGGTTTTATCAATGCCTTTACGAATGCTAATTCTCGTGTGAGCACTGCTGCAAACACGATGGTTACCACATTCATAAATGCTGCTAAAGCACAGCAAGGTAATTTGACAAGCACCTTCACTACCATGATTAACGGTATTGTTACTGCTTTTACAAGTAAATACAGTCAGTTCACGATCATGGGACAAACAATGATGACCAACTTTATCTCCGGTATTCGTACCGGTGACGCATCGGCTCGATCTGCGTTTGTTGTTATCGTGTCCGGTTGTCTGACAGCAATCCGAAATAAGTTCTACGAGTTTAACACCGTTGGACAGACTACGATGACAAATCTCATTGCTGGTATTCGGACAAAGAATCAGCTTGCAAAAGATGCCTTTGTTCAGATCATCAACAGTTGCCTGACGGCAATCCGAAATAAATACACCGACTTCTACAATGCCGGTAAGTATCTTGTTGAGGGCTTTGCTAAGGGTATTGACGAGTATACCTGGTACGCAGAAGCACGAGCGAGAGCAATGGCAAGAGCTGCTGCACAGGCTGCGGAAGCTGAACTTGACATCAACTCACCGTCCAAAGTTGGTTATCGAATCGGCGGGTTCTTTGGTATGGGTTTTGTCAATTCTCTGATCGACTACACTGATAAGTCTTATGACGCCGGTGCATCTGTTGCAAAGTCGGCTAAAGAGGGACTCCGCAATGCTGTTTCCAAGATTGGTGATTTCATCGAAAATGGAATTGACTCTCAACCGACGATTCGACCGTTGCTTGATCTGTCTGAAGTAACAGAGGGTGCGGGCAGGTTGTCGGCACTTTTGAGTCGAAATCAGGCGATGAAGATCAGCGCCGGTATGGAGCGTGAGGGTGGCAGTGTCGTTCAAAATGGCGGTACTACACCCACCTCTGGAAACAACTACAATTTCACACAAAACAACTATTCGCCTAAGGCACTGTCGAGGATTGATATTTATCGTCAGACGAAGAACCAGTTCTCGGCGTTGAAAGGATTGGTGGAAACATGATTCACTCATTTGCTATCACCAATTACTTAGGTGATAGGATCAAACTTGACTTGAGGGAGCCTGAGGTTTCGGGCTTCCTCATCAAGTCTGTAATCGGCTTAGGCCCAGTCAAAGCAACTGTCAACACAACGGAAGTCGTCACTAATGACGGCTCTATGTTTAACTCCGCCAGACTGAGTCAGCGGAACATCGTTTTCCAAATCGTATTCGTTGATACGGTCTACGGAGAAACGATCGAAGATGTACGACAGAAATCCTACAAATACTTTCCGGCAAAGAAAAGTGTTGAAATCATCATTGAAACCGATAACCGATATGTACGAACAAACGGTTATGTGGAATCGAATGAACCAAATATTTTCAGCTCACAGGAAGGGACATCGATCTCGATCATTTGCCCTGACCCGTTCTTCTATTCAGCCGGTGAGGATGGAAATAATGTAACGGATTTCTACAGTATTGACCCGATGTTCGAGTTTCCGTTCTCAAACGAGTCCCTGACGGAACCGCTGCTTGTATTTGGTGAAATCCAAATCAAGACGGAGGGTGTCATCACTTACTATGGCGATGCTGAAATTGGAGTAACAATCTATATTCATGCAATCGGGCCGGCAAGTAATATCAATATTTACAATACTGAAACCAGAGAAGTCATGAAGATCGATACCGTGAAGCTCCAAAAGCTGACTGGAAAGGGTATCGTCGCAAGTGATGATATCGTCATTAACACCTCAAAGGGTGATAAGAGCATTACTCTGATTCGTGAAGGCGTTTCGTACAACATCCTGAACTGTTTGGATAAGAATACCGACTGGTTTACCTTAGCAAAGGGCGATAACATCTTTGCCTTTACTGCTGACAGCGGTGTTACGAATCTTCAGTTCAGAATCGAAAACAAAGTCATCTATGAGGGGGTATAACTATGGAGCTTTTGGTCTTAAACACCGATTTCGAGTCCATAGCCGTCATAGATACCTATGAATCCATGATATGGACTGATCGATACAACTCATATGGAGACTTCGAGATATTCTTCGCTATGGACACACAACTCTTGCAGTATTTGAAGGAGGACTACTATCTGTGGCTGAAGGATTCAGAGCACTGTATGATTATTGAGGACATCAAGATCAATGCCGACACAGAGGAAGGAAATCATTTTATCGTGACTGGAAGGTCACTGGAATCTATTCTTGAACGCCGCATCATCTGGGGGCAGCGAGTCTTTAATGGAAATCTTCAAAATGGCATTCAGACCATGTTGAATGAGTGCATTATTTCACCGTCTATTGCTGATCGAAAGATTTCCAACTTTGTGTTCGTGCCTTCTACCGACCCTAAAATCACAAGACTGAAAATCGACAACCAATACACAGGTGACTGCCTGTACGATGTCATCAAAGGACTTTGTGAGGAAAACAATATAGGGTTCAAGATTGTACTGACCGATGAAAACAAGTTTGCATTCAGTCTGTATGCCGGCGTTGATCGCTCTTATGAGCAGACAGAAAATCCGTATGTTGTTTTCTCTCCAAACTTTGAGAACATCATCAACAGCAACTATTATTCATCCAAAGCGAGTTTTCGAAATGTGACTCTGGTCGCAGGAGAAGGTGAAGGAGCATCAAGGCGAACCGCTATTGTTGGCTCAGCATCCGGACTTGACCGGCGTGAGCTTTTTACAGATGCTCGCGATATTTCATCTGACACTGAGGGCGGAACACTATCCGATGCAGAATACATGGCGCAGCTTCGGACAAAAGGTTTGAAGAATCTGGCAGACCATATTGTAACCACTGCATTCGAAGGAGAAGTTGAAGTTACTCGACTGTTCAAATACGGCGAGGACTTCTTTATCGGAGACATCGTTCAAATCGCCAATGAATATGGCAATGAGGGATCGGCTTACATTTCGGAACTGGTTATCTCAAACAGTGAGGAAGGATTGTCAATTTATCCGACATTCAAAACTATTTCAAAGTAAGGAGGGAGAAACTGAATGAGCGTATCAAGCGGATTTTTCAATTCACTTAACGGTGACCGCAAATACAATGCTGCACAGATGTCAGCTATCTTTGATGGACTCATCATCGATGGTGTATTTGCTTCTATCGGAACCGCTTTTGCTGTGAAGGCGGCAGGCGGTCTTACCGTGAATGTCGGTATCGGCAAAGCCTGGTTCGACCATACATGGACAGTCAACGACAGCATCCTGCCGATGACTGCCCCGGAAGCAGAAGTGCTTCTTGATCGCATCGATGCCGTGGTTCTGGAAGTAAACGGAACTGAGTCGGTGCGTGAG